TTTAGGGGAAGCATTAGATCTTCCCCCGGCATATTATGCAATGCTATTTATAATCTCAACTGATTTAAAAGCTTTGATGCCCCTTACATCATCACCATATTGATTGTATATAACACCACCAGTGCCTGAGCCATTAGCTAATAGATTAGCATATTTACTAATGCTCTCCTGGTTAAATTCGAGGGAATACTTATCCAGACTCACTACGTATTTAACGAAGTCTTCAAATAGAGGATGATGCTTAACATTCTCAAGAATACTAATAGCCCTGATACTATAGTAATCTTTCCCGAGAAGACCAAAATCCTCAAAGTCTGACCATCTCTCTTGGTATATTAACCTATTTAATGCACGATAAGTAGGATAAATACCGCCAATTATACCATCCTTTCCTCTATATTCATTAGAGTAGAAACATTGTAAATAAACACAATAATTCTTATCAATGAAAGACTTTTGGACGTTAACTTTTAAGCCAGCTTGCTCAAAAGCTTTTACAAGTTTATCAACGTCCTCAGCTTTTACGCAATATAGACCATCATCTCCTTGAATCTGAAATGCACCGTCAAAAGTACAACCAGATGATAATGCTACAAGATATTGTACAATTGAATCAACCTCATTGGTAAAAGTTGAGCCAGAAGGTACACCATGCTGTCCTCTCATTACGCCATCGGGAGTAACAATCCCTATGGAAACAAAACGATCTTTAATATAGTCTAAATCATTATGATATTTAGATTGATAAAGACGCTTAATATAATTAAAAGCAGAGTTTGAAAGTTTAGGTGATACTGATTTATCATAACCTGAGAAATCAATAGAGATGATAACAAGATCATTAGACCTAGAAAAGTCAATGATTTGTGTTACCCATTTGTCGACTTCCATTGGGCCTCGAATAGCAGAGCGCCAAGACAATTTACGTTGATAAGCTAATAAAGGTTGGTAATACATAGTTTCTAGAGTGGTATCAGCAATAGGATATCCCCAGACGTCTCTAGTTTTATCAGACTCTTGAGTTCTAGTAAATAGAATACAAGGATCCTGTCTTTTAAGAAGCTTTTCTAAATCGTTAGCTATTCTGGGCTTGACGCGATTCTTTCTAACGTAAAATGGTAATCCGGAATTAGTATTATTCTTAAGATAAGCAACTGCCTTATCCGCGGTAAGTGGTCG